GGTGGAGCTTGGCTCGGCACCGGTACGGCCGGCGCTGACGGCTCGACGACCGAAGCGACCAATACCGGCACGGCGCTGAACGCAATCACGGCGCGTCGCTTCTATTACATGGTCTCGTCCGCGGTCGACGCGACGACGCTGGGTCTCTTCAAGACGCACCTGAGCACAAAGGCGGAGCCCCGTCGAGGCATGCGGTGCGTCGGCATTGCTGCTTACCCCGGCACACTGGCGAACGCTCAGACGCTCGCAACTGGTCTCAACTTCCCGCGTCTGCAAGTGGCGTGGCAGCGCAACCCGGACACGTCTCCTGACGAAATTGCCGGCAACCTCGCCGCGATCCGGCAGAAGCGCGAAGCCGTCGACTCGGCCGTGAACATGGCCGGCTACCGCGAGGCTGACTGGCTCATCCTTCCGGCCTACACCACGAGCGACTGGCCAGACGACAACGACCAGAACGACGCAATCAGTGACGGTCTTGCTGTCATTGCGAGCGACGAGTCGGGTTCGTACCTCGTTATGTCGGTCAACACCAAGTCGAAGGACTCCACAGGTTCGGTTGACGACTTCCGCGCTTGCGAGACGCACCGCGTTTCCGTTCCCGACGAGTTCGTTGACGAGCTGCTTCAGAACACCCGCCTCAAGTTCGGGCAGAAGAAGCTGAAGAACGACGAGTTCCTGGCTGACGGCTCCGTCAACACGAACCAACGACGCATTCGCGACGTGATCACCCCGTCAATCGTGGGTGCCACGGTGAAGGCGCAGCTCACCGACTACGAAGTCAACGGCAAGATTCAGAATGCGCAAGCATCGAAAGATGGCTTGCAGGTTCTGAAGTCGCCGGCAAACGCAGCTCGCATCGAGTGCGGTTTCGACATTCACACAATCGACCACGCGCACCAATTCACCTTCCGCGTCGCGGAAGTGTCGACGGGCTAACCAGACATGCCGTTTACAGATTTCGCGAAGCTTAGTTGCTTCTACAAGGGTAATTCACTTACCACCCTCAACTCGATCTCGATCAACACCGAGAGCGGCCAACAGCGCGTGGACCTTCTCAACGAAGGTCTCGCCGGCTTTACGCCAGGCTCGGGCTCCGTGGAAATCGAGATCGGGTTCGCGGTGCCGATTGGCGGCCTTCAGGATACATTCCAGGAGGATTGCGCGAACGGAACCATCGTTGAGATGCAAATCCCGATTGGTGGCAAAGACTACATCGGCCTGGGCAAGGTGATGAACGTGAAGATCTCGCAGTCGACGTCGCAAAACGTCGAAGGCACATTCACGTGGTCTGGCCAACTGAAGCCGATCGAGTAACCGCGGCTTACATTTTGCCGCGTTAGTGGGAGACGACACGCGGCACGTTCTTACGTGGCCCCTGAGGCGCGCTCGTTCTCCCACACTTGCGCCCTTGGGGGCTTTTCGTTTTGGGAGAGACACAATGGTACGAGCAAAGTTCAAGTTCACCAGCTACAACACCAGCCTACAGGGTGACAAAGAGCTGCGAACGCTCAATTTCAACCCGGTCTACGGCAACGGCGATCCGAACCACGAGAACACCAAGTTCTTCGCGTATACGCCGAGCGGAACCGTTCAGCTCGGGACGGTGAGCCCGGAAGCGTGGTCGCAGTTCGAGCTAGGCAAAGAGTACTACCTCGACTTTACGGTGGCTGAGTGAAACCGCCCGAGGACGTAACACCCTCCGAGCTGTTCCTTAAGCTCTGTGAGCCGCTACCTACGGAAGTTGTAGACTTCCCGCGCAAGGATCGCCACGGCAACCCACTCGATAAGATCCGCATCAAAGTCCTCACGATGGAGGACCACAACCGAGCGCGCATTCAGGCCCAGAAGGCTCTGAAGCAAAGCGTCGCCGGTTTCGGTATAGAAGCTCTCGATAAGAACGACGTCGATTCGCCGGCTGTCCGAGAGGTTCTCGGTGATCTCGTGGCTCACGAGATTCTCTGTATGGCGTGCGTCACCGAGAAGCCATTGTTCGAGGCTACGGAGGATCGCCCAGCCACGTATGGCAGGATTTTCAAGACGCCATCGGATTTGCGTCGCGTCCTCACCGCAGACGAGACCCTAACACTGTTCGAAGCCTACAGGCTCGTGCAGTACAAGTGGGGTCCGTTCGAGATGCTAACGGAGGAAGATGGCGAGGTTGATGCTTGGGTGAAGCGGCTCGAGGAGGGCGCGCGCAGCTTCCCTTTACTAGCCTTAAGCTTGCCTCAATTGCACCAGTTGACATCATCGTTGGCGGCAAGGATCTCTTTGCTATCCAACATCCTGGTATCCCAGTGGGACAGCTTGCCTCCTATTTTGGCGTCTCAGCTAGAGCCCTACTGTTTGGGCACTGGCTCGTCTGGCGCGCGTGTCGAAACATACACTCGCAACTCTACGGAAAACTCACTTGAGGTCACAACGGACAAAGCCGTTCGCCTCGCCGAGGAGCACAAGAGTTCGCTAGTATCCGAAGAGTAATATCGCTTGGCAACACTAACCTATGATCTCGCCGTGGTCGGAAGGCGTGTTGTTGAGAGTGAACTGGCATCTCTTGAGCGTCGCTTTGCGACCCACGCCAAGGCCCTTGGCAAACTGAGCACGCAAGCCGCAACAGCCGCTGCGCGGGGACAAACTCAAGCCCGTAAGGCCAATGAACCTCGTGGGCCAATGTATCAGCCAGGCGGCAAGGAGTTCCTTGCTTCGCTCCGCGCAAAAGAGCGGGCCGAGCTAGCATCCCAGCGCAAAATCACCGCGAATCGCGTTCGCCAGGAGCGCGAAGCTGCTCGGGTTGCTGATCGGGAAGCCAAGACAGTTGCGAATGCCAAGACTTCGCTTGACCGTCAACGGTCCGCGGCCCTTTTTCAGCAACATAAGGAAGAAAGTCGGCGTGCTCGAGAGATTCAAGAGCGCCGCGCTACCTTCATCAAATCCACAGTAGGCAACGGTGCGGGCCGCGTTGTTCGCGGACTGGCCGCAGTTGGTACCGCTGGGATAGCAGCTGCTGGCATTGGCGGCGGCGCTATTGCTGCTGCATCTATCTCGCAGGCCATGCGCCTCGACGAGGCTACACGCCGGCTATCGATTGCTGGTCGTGGCCAAGGTGAAGCAGGTGCTGACCCTGTTCGCATGCGCCGCAGCTTCATGCGTCTTGGTCTGGAGACGGGTGTGGATCCTGAGCAGATTGCTGCTGGCGCCGGCAAGTTCGTCGCAAAGACGGGCGACCTCGCCACTGCAACGGCAAACATGCGCAACTTCGCCATCACCGCTCAAGCGACTGGCGCAAGCATCGAGGACATCGCCTCCGCTGGTGCTGACTTGTCCGAGAAGTTCGGAATCAAGAGCACAGAGGACATGGGCAAAGCCCTCGCGGTCTTGGCCATGCAAGGCAAGAAGGGCGCCTTCGAGCTTAAGGACATGGCTGAGCAGTTCCCAGAAATGGCGGCTGCTGCGCAACGTGCCGGTATGAAGGGCGTGGGGGGTATGCGTACGCTTGGCGGGCTTGCTCAAATTGCTCGCCAGTCGACCGGTTCTGGCTCCGAAGCAAGTACTGCGTTGCAGATGATGCTAACGCAGCTTGTTACCAAGTCTGACAAGCTCAAGTCTGGCGAGGCGCTCGGTGGCGAGAAGGTCAATGTGTTCGAAGGTGGTGACCCCACAAAGAACGCGCGTGACATACCAACTGTCCTAGCGGAAATTGTATCGAGGTCTAAGGGCAATAAGCAGAAGCTAGCTAAACTGTTTGACATTCGCGGCACCCGCGCAATGTCGCCGCTGATCCAGGAGTATCAGCGGACTTCTGAGGCGACGAATGGCACCGCAAGCCAGAAGCAAGAAGCTGGCAAAAAGGCTGTTCTTAAGTACATCGAGAACGCCTCGGCTGGTAGCGGTGATTGGTCGGAGGTTGAGCGTGACGCTAAGGACGCAATGAAGTCCTTCAGTGTTCAGATTAACATGGCCAAACAGGCATTGATGGATGCGCTGCAATCGCAGCTGATGCCGTCGATTGTTCGCTTGATCCCTGTCCTTTCGCAGCTCGTTCCGGTTGTGTCGACGCTTGTCAGGGTACTGGTCGGTTTGGCCACTTTTCTCGCCGAAAACCCATTCACGGGTCTCGGTGCAATGTTGGCAACATCCATTGCATATGAGGTCGGTAAGGCTCAACTCGCTGGTCTACTAGAGTCGGCAATGCGAAAGTCACTTGGTTTGCCACCTGTTCCAGGTGCTCCAGGTGGTGGGGCTGACGTTCCCGCTGGCACCACAGCGAAAACCAACTGGGTTGGGGCTGGCGCCACAGGTCTTTCGCTCGGCATGTCGGTCGCGACGATGATCGTGACGGCTCAGGTTGTTAACTTCGAAAAGGGGGAAAACGACATGACCGAGGCTGGCAAACTCGTCAATCGCGCGCGCGAGCTGAAGAAGATGTCGGACGAGGGGCCCTTGACTCCTGAGGAGCAAAAGGAAGCGCGCGAGATCCAGCTCAGGATGAACAAGTACCAGCGTGATGCTGGTAAGGCTGGGCTCGGTGAAACGATGCTTTCCGGAGCAATCGACCTATTCAAGTACGCCGGACCGGTTGGATGGGCCGCATCCGCAATGGGTCTGGACTCCGACAAGGCTGCCCAAAGCATGCTCAACGCCAACGCGCCTGTGGAGCAGAAGACAATGGCTGGGTTCTCTGAGTCTGTGGATAGATTGGTTACGGCGATAGATCAGAATACCGCCGGTCAAAAGTCGGGACTTATGGGGTTTCTCAACTGGAGCCCCAACCGCGGCGACGCGCCAACTGGCGACATCAAGAACAAAAAGTAAATGGCTTCGGACGAGGAATTTCAGAAAGCACAGGGCATCGAGCGCCAGACAAGCAGCTCGACCGACGTCTTTCGTCTCGTCCCCCATTTCACCTGGCGTGGCGTCACGTATCCAGTGTCCGCACGTTCGGTATCGTTTCGACACGAGCAGATCGAGCATAAGCTTCAGTATCGTGCCGGCGACTTTCCTGAGCCTCTCGGGCCTCACTCGTACCTCTTCCGGTACACGATCCCGATGCGCGAGGACATCTCGAAGGGTCCGTACAAGAACCTATTCAATGTAGGTTTACCGATCCTTGTAAGGGACTGTCGCAACCGCGAACCAGGCGAGCTGGTCGATCCATTCTACGGTCTGTTTCAGTGCGTGCCGACATCGTTTGAGGAAACGATTGATGTTGGTAAGCGCGACGGCACTGACGTTCAAGTTGAGTTTCTTCATGCGCCAGATCTTGGTGATGATGAACCAATCCTTCGCGACAACATTACGGGGATCGTGGGGCTCGTCTCGAGCGCAGGCGCTCTCGAGCAAGAGCTAACCGTTGCGGACTGGAATCAGGAGCCATCACCCGAGGGTGTCACTGACGTCCTGAGCGCTATCAATGGTGTCGGCCGCCGTGGCCTACGGCAGATCGATCGCATATCCGCGCGCCTCGACGACCTAGCCTTCCGACTACGGAAGATCGACGAGACGGCTGATGCGGCCGAGAACCCACAGAACTGGCAGCTGCGTGACAGCATCCGAAATGCGCTCGATGCGACGAACCGGATCAAGCAGCGCGCGACGAAGGACCCAGCCAAGAAGACGGTCGACCTCGTGGTGAGGTTTCACAAGTCGATCACCGTAATCGCGGCCGAGAACGGGATGACGGTCAATCAGCTCATTGAGCTGAATCCCCAGCTGCCGGCCAAAGGTGGCCCAATGGTTCCCCCTGGAACCGTCCTGAAGGTGGCCAAGAAGGCCAACAATGGCATCCGATAATGAAACGCCGCTGGTTGTCTATCTCGAGGCCCAGAACGACCGTACGATAACCCGGATCAAGTCCTGGTCGATTGACTCGGACTTCCTGGTAAGCACCGACGGATTCGAGTTCACCGCTGTAGACAACGACCCAGAAGCCCTGCGCCAGCTCGAGTGCGAGCCAGTCAGGCTCACCGTTGGTGGCGCACTCCAGCTCGTTGGGCGCATTGACCAGAGCAGCCGCGGAGACGACGGCTACGCTGTTACGTACAGCGGCCGCGACTACATCTCCGACTTGGTCGAATGCAACATCGACCCGACCTTCGTCATCAAAGAGAAGATGACGCTTGGTGAAGCGATCATCGCCGGCTGCGCTCCCGTTGGAATCAAAGGAATCGTTGATGAGAGCGACGTCAACGTCCTGATCGATATTCGTCAGGGTATACCCGGCAAGACGAAGCGGCGACGCGGCAAGAAGGGCAGCGGCAAGAATCAGGGCGGCAACCGCTCGAAGGACTTCAAAGACGCGACGCTAGAAGATCTGAAGCCTGACATTGGTCAGGGCATGTACGAGTTCTTTAGCCCGCTCTGCGCCAGGCACGGCTGCACCATTCAGCCGACGCATCAACGTGATCTGGTTTACGTGGGTGGTCCGTTCTACGACCAAGACCCGCAATTCACGATCATTCGGATGCGGAAGGACGATCAGAACGTCAACAACGTCGCTACGGCTACCGCGCGACGGGACTTCTCTTCGATCCCCAGCATGATCATCACGCAGGGGCAAGGCGCTCCGCGCGCTGGTGACAAGATCACCAAGTCCAACCTGATTCTCGACACATGGTTCGAGGCAGGCGCCTTCGGCGGCGAGCTTGGTGACATTCTCGGTCGCTTGCCCTACAGCGGCAGGCGTGAGCCCGGGACAACCGAGACGCTTCCGATCGATCGATTCTATCGGCTCAACGTCTTCCGCGATGACCGCGCCAAGAACGAAGAGCAGGTGGCGAACGCCCAACGGCGGTTGTTTGCTGACCATCTCAAGCGCTCGCTCGAGTACCGCGTGAGGCTTCGTGGCCACGTCGACCCGAATACCGGGGCGATCTGGACCATCGACACGATTGTCTACGTGTACGACGAGGTCTGCGACATCCTGGGCGAGAACCTGTGGATCCAGTCGCGCAAACTTAGCTACGGGCCACAGGGCGCGTTCACCGATCTCGTGTGCATCCGTCCTGGTTCATTCGAAATATGATTACAATCGACGTCGTTCGCCTTGGCGCGAGCGAACAGAGCCCATCCACCCGCTCAGTCGGCTGGCAGGCGATCAACCCGATCACGGGTGATGATGACTTCGAGAGCTACGGCGTGCTCGATACCATGTGCGGTCTCGGCCTCACGGCTTCGCCATGGGCTGCCGACGCGGACGGTTACGCCGAGGGCTTCGTCATCGGCGGCGGTCCAACCCGCAACGGAATCATCATTGGCGCACGGGACACGCGCACAGCAAAGGCGCTAGGTACCGTTCGCCCAGGCGACACGATCTTGCATAGCACCGGCCCGCAACAGGCAGCCCAGGTGCAGTGCAAGGAAACGAAGCGCCAGGTTGTTTGCTACACGAAGGATTCCGAGGGGACGGGCATGGTCGTCATGCTCGACGGCAAGAACGACAAGTACCAAGTGCTCGTTCGTGGGGCGATGATCGAGATCGCACCGAACGGTGACATGTCACTCGTTGGCGGTGGCGGCGCCTCGATACTGCTTCAGGGCAACAACATCTTCCTCAACGGGAACGTTCACCACCCCGGCATCCCTGCCGGCATGGTGCTCATGGCGGGTCCGCCAAGCGGTTCACCAGGCGGCCCAGCGTCGGTTCCAATGCTCCCAGTACTCGGCATCGGACATTGAGCTGCAACTTCAAGCTGCCCACGTTGCAGCTGCCAATACCGGCGTTCCCAATCCCAACGCTACCGAATCTCGCGCTACCGACGTTCGACTTTGACTTCGATCTGCCGGCGCTGCCCAAGATACCGGGACTGGCGCTACCGATACCGGCGCTACCAATCCCAGCTATCCCCAACCTAGCGCTGCCAACTTTCGATTTCGACTTCGATCTTCCAGCGCTGCCGAAGATCCCCGGTCTCGCGTTACCGATACCGGCGCTACCGATACCTCAACTGCCGAAGATTCCTAGCTTCGACGTAGAGTGTCCCTTCGACTAATGGCAAGCAATCGGGCACACGCCGGCAACGAGGTCAACGGTTTCCTGGTGGACCCAGGAATCCTGGTTCGGCTCGTGAATCCAGACCGCGTTCTCGGTCATCGTTCCGATCCTGATACCGCTCACAACGACGCAGTTGAGAAACGCGGTGCCGCCACAAGAGCCGCTGTTGAAGATCGTTTTCGTTCCAGGTTGAGCGGTGTACCTCGAGCACTTCCCAGCGGGAACGGTCAGACGCAGCGTGGCTTGCGGACACTGAGCGCAGTAACGCTCGCTGTCGGCAGCTAGCGTGATGTAGCCATCGGCTACGCTCAGCTTGCACGAGTCGCACGGCGCGGTTTGCACGCCGCAGACGCTGTCGCAATCATGGATGGGTTCTTTGGTCGGTTGCTCGCAGGCGTTGACGGGCGGCACGCTCGCCTGCCCACCGGCACCGCCTTCGCCGCTTTCGCCGCCAGCACCGCTAGCAGCGACGATCGGGGGCGCGCCACCAGCTCCCGCCGTAACCTCATCAGGTGAGCCACCAAAGCCACCCATGGTCATCGTCGGCTCACCTCCGGCGCCGCCCTCTGAGCCACCACCTTGGCCGGCCACGCTAGGCTCACCAGCCGCGCCAGAGCTACCGCCGACCTCGTGCTCACCAGCCTCACCACCGGCTTGACTGACGGCGCCAGCGGCGCCGCCAAGCCCCTCGTGTGACGTCGACCCAGTCTGGCCCGACGAACCGCACGCCAACCCAATCAACCCGAGAAGAATCGCCGCTCTGCGCATAGTCCTCAGAGCATAGCAAGTCCTCGGGCCCTACGCCAGCCCCTAATCAATATGTCCGACGGCTTTGGTCTCATGCCATTTGGCCTGGGTCCGTTTGGCTTAGAAACGCCAGACGATCCCCCGGAGCCGCCCACAGGAACCGCCGGTTCTCGTTACATCAACCCAGCTACGGGTGACTACGAGACGGACGGTGTAACGGGTCAGCTTAAGCAGATGCCGCGCACTCGCCAGCGCGTGCTCCTGGCCCTCGTAACGCTTCGTCGAAGCGCGAGCACGAGTCCCGGTTTCGGCGGGAAGTATCCGCGAAAGATGGGGACCACGTTCGAGATCGAGACGCGCCAAGCGGTCCTCTTTGCGCTCAAGCACCTTATCGAGGTCGAGAAGGCGATTCGCATCGAGAACATCCTCATCGAGCGCGGACTGGGAAGCCGAGCACGGATCACAGTTTCCTACACCGACCTCGACACCAACGAGCCTGATCAAGTTACCCTCTGATGGCAGACCTATATCAGCCGCGCAACGTTCAGGAGCTGGTTGACCGCTACCTCCGTGACGTGCGTCTCGCGGCAACATCTGAAGGGCTCGATGAGCCTCCGACGCAAGTTGGAACCGACTTTTGGCTTACGGCCAATGGTGTTGCCAATATGTGCCTCCTGGGGTTTTACAACATTGCCCGCGCTGAGGCTTCGCAGAATGTCCTTACCGCCGAGGGTGATGACCTCGATCACATCCGCGAAGGCTACGGTCTTCCTGAGGTGCCCGGTGCGCCAGCAACCGGCAACCTAGTCGTCAACGTTACGGGCGCAACAACCATCACTGATGGTCAAGTCTTCCTGTATCCGAACGGCGTTTCTGGAACCGTAGTCGGGACCTACGTCAACCCAGCTGACGGATCTGAGGTTGCGGTCACCGCTAGCGAGAGCGGTACAAAGACGAATCTGAAAGCTGGCTCAAAGGTCCGCTTCGTCTCACCGCCGATCAACGTGATCAGCGAGGCGACAGTCTCGCAAGGTAAACCACTCACTGGTGGCACGGAAGACGAGAGTGACGACCGCAAGCGCGAGCGCATTCTCAACGTTCTTCGAAACAAGCCTGCTGGTGGCAACTGGGCACAGCTTCGTCAAATCGCGCTCGATGAGCTTGCATCGCTGTCTGATTGCTACGTGATGCCAGCCTTGGGCGGCCCAGGTTCAGTCAAGATCGTCCCTGTCAAAGACTTCGACACGGACAACAACGACTACTCACGCGCCGCTTCAACAGCTGCACTTGCTGTAGTGCGCGCCGCAATTCAGAACGAGCTATCTGCCGGCATCGAGGCAGTTGTTCAGGCCGCAGCAGACGAACCCGCGGACATCACGATCAAGGTCACAATCCCTGAGTCGTCTCAAGCCGGTGGCAACGGCCAAGGCTGGACCGATGAACATCCGTGGCCGAGCCTGGAAGTTGCAGACGCCGGCAGAGTTACCGTGGTTTCGGCAGCGACTCCTGACGTCCTAACGCTTTCTGCCAATACAGCAGACGAACCTGTCAACGGTCTCACGCAAATTGCGTGGTGGTCGTCAGCTGATCGGAAATTCCGAAAGGCTATGGTGATCAGCTTCTCCGGCGCGCCAGGTGCGTGGGTCGTTACCCTTGATCGTCCTCTGACCGACTCGACAGGCGCTTCCCCGCAGACCGGCGACTACATCTCGCCTGCCGCGCAGAACCTTGAAGGTTACGGCAAGGCCTGGGTCGAGATCTTCCGCTCGCTCGGCACGGGTGAGAACACCGCTGACACGGCTCGTCTTCCTCGCGCTCGCAGGCATCCGTACGTTGCAGTTGAGGACCCGTCCTCAATCACCAACTCGGCACTCGCCACATTGGTCGCCAAGTACCCGGAAATCACCGACTACGAATTCGGGTACCGCTCAGCGTCGTCACCAACGGTGCCATCGCTAACAGCAACGTCGCCAAACATCCTCATTCCGCGTCGGTTCGGGGTCTATCCGCTCTAATGCCTATTGTACCTGATGGTGTACCGCTTTGGGTGCGAAGCGTTGACTTCGCGCACTACGGCGGCAACACCGAAAAGGCGAACTACCTCAGCCGCGGAGCGATCGATGCGCTCACGGATGTTGACGCGACACAGTTCGCGCGGCTCACCGCTGACGCTGCCGCGATTGCCCGCGTCTCGCCCTTCTGCGTTCTAACGCTGACGTGTCGAGACTCGGGGTCATTGGCTCCCGAGATCACGTACGTTCACATGGCAACCGGTGTGCGGCTGGTCTCCTATTTTGGGGATTCCGCCCCGACCGGCTTTCCAAGCGCAGCTCGCAACGGCAACGGCGACGTGACCGTGACATTCGCGTCGAGCTACAGCGACGCCTACAGCGTAACTGGCGCCTTCTCGATCTCGCACGCCAAGGTGGGCGTGATCCACACGGCCGTGGCTCGCGCCGTGGCTCAGGTCGCTACCTCGACGACGGTTCGTATCCGCGCTTTCGACGCATCTGATGCCGCCCTCTCCAACGCAACGATGACTCTTTCGGTTTGGTAAATGTTCGGAGCCTTCGCCCCTCTTCCAATTCGACTTACGGGTGAAAGCTCCGTTCATGGCTGGACAGCGAGCCAGCACGCTCGCCTTGCTGCCGACGTACTGTCCGCCTGGCGCGCGGCTCCGCTTGCCGTAATGACGGTTGAGGTTGGCGCCTCGAGCGTGACCTTGGTGAGCTACCATGGGCGCAACGGCATCGGCTCCGACTACGCGCCAACGCTGACGTACACCAGCTCCACGCAGCCGTGCAAAGCCGTGTGGGAGCCGACCTACGAGAACGCTCTTGGCGTTCAAGAGACATGGGCAGTTCGTCACGTGGATGCCGATGTCCAGTGGTCTGGAAGCGGCGCAGTTGGTTGCTCCGTGCGTCAAGCTCCGCAGCTCATCAACGGTGCCGACATCGTCGTCTCGGCCGGCATCACCACGCCGTATCGCCTCGTGATCGAGGTATTCGGCGAGTGGGGCGACAACCGCAACATCGGTGACTACGGCGGCGACCTCGAAAAGCGCAACAACGCAACCGAAGCTGTCATCCCGTACGCCGCGCAGTGGTGGCGCGAAATGCATGCCGCCCGCGGATCGGCCTACACCACCAAGCCATTTACGCTCGTCGACTTCGAGAACCTTGGCATTGCCAGGATGATGTCAGCCTGCTTCTCCCGCAATGCGGAGAAGCTTGCGGCGAATGCCGTGCCTGCGCACGCTGACGAGCGACTGGGCTACTGGGTCAACGTCCTAGGTGTCCCGCACTCGATCAACGACCCCCAATGGGTACTTCGAGAGCGTTGTGCGGCTCACTACGAAGCGGCCGTCGCCCCAACCGTGAGCCAGGTCGAATCGGCGTTGCGTCGACTACTTGGCGCTACGTTTGTTGCCGTTCATGCCTTTGAGGGTACCGACCTGGACAACCCGCCAGACCCCACGTACTGGCCAGACGGTCAACATGGTCCCACCTCTTACTCAATCGGCGGACCAACATGGATGACCCGCAGGTGTCACCTGCGTATTGAGGTTGAACAACAATCCGGAACAAGCATCGCGGAATTCCTTCAGCTGATGAACGTTCAAATGTTTCAGCTTTTAGATCGCATGCTACCGGCCTGGGTGACCTGGAACTGGAGTCAGGGCTCTGACGGCTTCCGCGTTGGTGTCGATCGTATCGGAATTGACGCAGTATGAGCTTCACCAATCCAAAACCACTTGGCTATTCGACCGGCGATCTGATCGACGAATCGGAGATCAACTACTGGACATCGATCCTTCCGGACTGCATCGACGGTGCCGGCGGCGGTACCTACACGCTCAGCGCTCCTCTTATCATCAATGGGGACGAAGTCGACATCGACACGCTCTTCGTGACTGGCACAGGTGGCCTCACCGTCAATCACGCCATGTACGTGGCGGGCGATGTAACGCTGGGAAGCAACGTACTCTCCGACACGCTCACTGTTACAGCGGAGGCCAACCTGGAAGGCGATCTAATTGTTAGCGGTAGCACCAATCTTGGTGGGCTTCTCGCTGTTACCGGGATCACCGGGTTCACCGGAGCAGTGACCATCGAGAGCACGCTCGGTTACGCTGGCGCCAGTGGCCGCGTCCTACAAACCGGCATCATCGTCAATGCTGCGCTTCAGAGCGTGAGCGGCGTTCAGTACCGACACATCGTGATCACGTACGCGAGCACCACCACAACGACGATTACCGGAACCTTCGTCGATGGTGACATGGTACGCATCTACAATCGCTCTGGTGTGAGCCAGGGCATTGCTGGCGCACCAATGACCGGCAGCATCTCCTCCGGATCGAGCCTCACCTTGCTTAGAATTTCCGGAAGCTGGGAAATTGTGGGTGACTAAGTGGCTGCTCTAACTTACTCCCCAATCTACCCGGTTCCGAAATTTCAGACGACCGTCACGTTCTCGCTGACGCAGTCCGGTTCGGACTTCATTCGTGTCTGGTGTACCATGGCGCCAACCGGCTCGGAGTTGGATGGCCGCATCAACAGCAGCCGCGATCCGCGCAACCGCGTCGTAGTGTTCGAAGGTTCCCCGGCAACCGCGTGGAACAACGTGTTCGACATGGGCGGCAAGTACACCTTCGTCGCTCAGGAATACCTGAAGGGCAGCGGTTACGGCGGCGGCTACGCTGGTGACCCGAACACGGCGGACAACGAAGAGAAGATCGGGTCCGAAGCAACGCTGACAATTCACGTTGGCCAACGTGTGACACAGCCGATTGGCCCACAGGATAACCAGGCCACCCTGGTGTTGTGGGTTTGGGATGACTACATCCATCGCACCACCAAAGCGTTTCATGGTGAGGACAGCCCAGCAATCACATCGGCGTCACCTACGCCAGCCGTGAAGACCGCGATGGAGTCGGCGTCGGTAGATGACGCTCTCGATGCCCTAGTTGACGTTCAGATCAACGACCTGTCGTTCACGACGGTTGGCGACATCACCACCTGGACGAGTAACATTTACGATGCGTTCAACGCGCATTTCGACAACACGCCCGACCACGCCAACGTCGACACGTACAACGTACTGACGCCAGCGTACGCGATCGTCACTGACGAAAAGAGCTACATCGCTTTCGTCAAACAAGCCCTCAAGGCGCTTCGCCAGCACGTTACCAATGACACTGGCACCTCAACCGATCCCCCGGTTGGCCCGGCGCTATACGGCCCAGACTCTGCCGAGTTCCACAACATCGGCGGAGAGAACAAGGCCGACACGGCGAGTGTTCCGCTCTACCAAACGGTAACGACCTTCGCCGAGGCCTACGGCGCCCTTGCCGACATCTCGCGCTGCTTCGCGCTCCACCAGGCCAACGAGACCGTTCACGACGGCGTCAGTATCTATCCGGTGCTGGCTCTTCCGCTGATTCAGCAGGTTCACTCCGCGTTTCTGTCGGTGCTCGCTGATGCCACACCCGCGCCACCACCCGCTCAATCGGACGGCGTTCAGACACTTCTCTCGCTCGCTGGATTCAAGGAGACCTAAATGGCCGGCATCATGGCAAACAGCGCATCGGCGACGATGGTCAGCGGCGACACTGCGGCGGACAACACCGCATCCGGATACCTCACGAAGGAGCGCATTTCGCTCAGCGTGACAGGCGGCTCGACCTTCGTGTGGAGCCTATCGAAGCCAAGCGCCTCCGGTAGTGCGGTGGCACTCCAAACGCCAACAGCCGCTACCTCGGGCTTCGCGCCTGATGCGGACGGCTACTACGTCGTCACCTGTCTCGTTGATGGAACCACGCTGTATGTGCTCCGTCTGGCTATTGCCGACGTGTCTCCCGTGGCCACGATGACCGCGCTTCGGTTCATTCCAGTGGCTAACGCAACTGTTCCGGCTCCAGCTGCTGGTGCAATGCTTTTCTATTCGATTGAGGAAGACGCGCTCGCGCAAAAGCTTCCTAACGGCACCGTCTCCGCGATCTAACGCATGACATTATCTGCTGCCTTCACCGTAGAAGGCGATGCGAACCCGGCTCCGCACCACGTAGCCTACGGTTCAACAGTCAATCTCGCCATGACGTCTCCGGACGGAGCTGTGTCCATCGTCTGGGAGATCATGGCTTGCTCGGATCCGGACGAACCGATCCCGAGCATCGCTCAGACTGGTGCAACCACAAGCTTCGTGTTTCCTGCTGACTCGGGCGACACGTTGGGCCGCACGTTCCTCGTGCGCTGCACGGCAACTAACCAGATCCGCGGCGCGGACGGTGCCTACCAACAAGCCATTGAATACGCGGTAATCGGTGCCGAAAACAGCAACGGCGAATTGCCGATTGTTCCTGGCGAAAAGAACTACCGCCACGGTACCCATGGTTGGGCGCCCGAGATCAATCGCGCGCTGAACAACACTGGCGGCGGTGGCGGCGGTGGAGGCTCTGGCGGCGGTTGGACGGATGACGGCTCCGTAGTTCGCCTGACGACCACTGGTGACTCGGTGGCCATCGGAACGGCGTCGCTGTCCGGAAGCGAGAAGCTTCGCGTCATCGGTAACTCGCGCTTCGAGCAGGTTTCAGCTTCGTCTGGTAACCCGAAGCTCTTCTACGTCGCTGGCGCCACACACACGGCGCTGACTTCTGGTTCCGAGGTGATTGATGTGGACTTCGCGCTGGATCGCGCAGTTCAGCACAACACCGGAGCCGTGACCACTCAGCGCTCTTTCGTGGTGCGCGCGCCGACGTACAGCTTCGTTGGGTCAAGCACGATTACCGACGCGGCAACGCTCGCAGTAACGGCGGCTCCAACGGCTGGCACCAACGCGACCATCACGAACGCCTATGCCCTTTGGGTGCAGGCTGGAGCGGTGCGCATCGGCGCTCTTGGCGCTGGTGTCATGTTCACGACCTCAACGGGAGTCGTGTCTCGGCTGGCGTACGGCACTGGGCTTCAAGTCCTCCGGATGAACACTGGTGCCACCGCGCTCGAGTTCGCCAGCGTGTCGAACATGACCGCGCCGTCGAACCCTAGCGACGATGGCAAGGCGGCGATTGCGTCTGGTGGCAACCTCACCTACGCACTGATCACCAACGCGAACATCTCCAGCAGTGCGCAGATCGCGATCACGAAGCTGGCAGACATCGCAACCGATCATCTACTCGGCCGCGACACGGCTGGCACGGGATCCCCTGAAGCTCTCACCGTTGGCGGTGGTATCGAGTTCACGGGTGCAGGCGGCATTCAACGTAGCGCCATCTCGGGTGACATCACAGTCGCCGCGGGCAGTGGCACTGCTGCGATTACTGCTGGCGTGATCGTCGATGCGGACATCAACGCAAGCGCTGCTATCGCGCTGTCGAAGCTCGCCTCTCAGGCCGCATTGACAGTTGTTGCGAACGCTACGGGCAGCTCAGCTGTCCCCACGGCCGTGGCGGCGGCGTCGGACGGACAAGTCTTCCTTCGCTCTGGAACTACGCTAGTTTTTGGCACCATCGGAGCAACGTCCGTTACTGACGGCACGCTCACGTTGGCCAAGTTCGCCAACATCTCTGCGTTGAGTGTTCTCGGTAACGGCACCAACTCGAGCGCCGTTCCGACCGCGCTGACAGCCGCCACAGATGGTGACGTGATGCGCCGCAGCGGAACGAGTGTCGCGTTTGGCGCCCCAAACTTCGCAGCGCAGAACGTCACCACGACTGGCTACTTTGGCGGCAACGACAACTCGGCCGTCGGTGGAACTGGCGATGCTTCTACGTTCCGTGCCGGCGACGCTACGGGAGTCAGCGGCACACGGACCGGTGGCGCACTCACGCTGCGCTCGGGCACTGGTGGAAACGTCACAGACGCCGGCAACGTATCTCTGTTGGCGGGTACGTACAACCTCGTTGGATATAACAAGACTACGCCACTGCTTACGTTCGGTGACGCTGCGCTTGCTACCGTGTACCTTCGCGTTTCGTCTGCCGGGACGCTGAGCTTCCGCGCCGGCTCTGGTCAAATGGGCGTGATGACCCCTTCGACATTCGAGCTGTCATCGCAGCCGTTGATGCAATTCGCGCTTGGTGTCGCGAACCCTACGCTCAAGCAAGAGCTGGATACCGCTGCAACGGTTACCGGTGACACGTTCACGATCGCCGCGCAGGACTGCTCGGGCACTACCACCGTCACGGGTGGTGCGATGCTCGTTCGTGCCGGTGATTGCACCGGAACGTCCGGAACGCGCACTGGCGGGGCGCTCACGCTTCGCGCTGGTGATGGCGGCTCGACTGGCACCTACACAGGCGGCGCCTTGACAATTCGGTCCGGGAACGGTTCTGTTACCGCCAACGTCGGCAACGTCAACATCCTGGCCGGAACCAACTCGCTTCTGAGCTGGAACATCAACCATTCCAACTCATGCGGACTTGGTTCAGCCAGCGCACCGACTTGGATTGATGCCGATACGGTTATCCACTTTGCTCTGAACAACAACGAGCAAATGCAGATGACGTCGTCGGGGATTCGGTTCCTGACCAACGACATCTCGTGGGCAGCTGGACAAGTCAACCCGACAATCGGACAACTTGTCGACACTTCTGCATCGACCACTGGCGACACGCTCACAGTTTACGCTCAGGACTGTTCCGGAACGACATCGGTCACTGCTGGCGCACTGACGGTGCGCGGTGGTGATGCGACGGGTGCAAGCGGCACACGCAACGGTGGCGCCCTCACGCTCCGCAGCGGAAGCGGCGCAACGTCCAGCGGTAAGCTAACGCTTCAGCGCGGAACCACGCCGTTCCTAGAGTTGGCGAACGTCTCGAGCGGCAACGTTCTATCACTGCTGCGCACGGCTGGCACGCTGACGTCTACACAGATGCCAGCGAACACTGGTGACGGCGTGATCTACCTCGCTGCCGCAACAACGGCTCCAACGACGGGTACCGGCGTGGGCGGTGCCATCATCTACACGAATTCCAAGGGTGAGTTCGTGACTAAGTCATCTTCGACTGGTGATTCAGCTGGTCAGATGATGGTTGGTGACGGAACCATCGGCGTTTCGTTCAAAGCCGGCGGCGCAACGCAGGACTTGTTCAAGTTCTACACGGGCGTCGGTGGCACACCGAGCACGATTTCGCTGGCGGGGTCATACATCGACTTCGACTCCGACAACTCGAGCGGCAACGACTACAGCATCCGCATGACAGGGACCACGTTCCTTGGCATGTCCCGCATCTCTAGCACCGCAAATCTCGCGGTGTTCAGCAGCGGCGCGATCAACTGGCAGTCGGGCGACAACATCATGTTTATCGCCAACCGAGTGGCGGCACCAACCGGCAACCCTGTCGGCGGCGGATTCCTCTACGTGGAATCTGGCGCACTCAAATTTCGTGGTTCTAGCGGCACGATCACAATCGTCGCCATGGCCTAGAGCCAGTCACGGGAGAAAACACATTGTTCAAGTTCGATATTCCAAAAGCATCGGTGGGCTTCGGTTTCCTCGAGTTCGCTACACACGTCCTGGATCACTCACCAGCCTACGAGACACGCGCCCAAATGCGCGGTGGCTACAAGGCGATTGACGCAATCGAGGCCGCTGTGAAAGCCGGCGAGTCCACCGTGCTGATGCCAGACGACGTCGCCAAGCAATTCCAAGACGCCGTCGAACGAGCGCCAATTCCACGACTGCATCTCGTAGTCGAAGGAAAGCCAGGTGACGCGGTCCCGGCTCGCTTCTTCACGCAGTTCTACGAGGCGGTAGAACGCGGTTGTGTGACTGATTCCAACGTATGAAAAAAGCATTACTAGGTCTCGCACTGTTGGGTTGTACCGAATCTCAGCAACCAGTTGGGCTGCTCCAGCAACGGGTTGATGAGTGTGTCTGCACATGCACTGGTGGTTCTGGCGGTGAAGCCGGAGCCATGGCGGGTGGCGCTGGCGCGGGTGGGGTAGCAGCGGGCGCAGGT